CTAATAAATTAAATTCGGCGGACAAAAAATTAGTGGCCGGATTTACAACCACTAGTAAAAATAGACCATTAATTATTAGTAAACTAGAAAACTTTTTTAGAGAAAAAGGTGTTATAATCAAGTCTAAAAGACTTTATGAGGAATTGAATGTGTTTATATGGAATGGAGCTAAAGCTGAGGCTATGAAGGGATATAATGATGATTTAGTTATGTCACTAGGCATTGGATTGTGGATTCGTGAAACAGCTTTAAAACTTAGAAACGAACAAATAGCTTATAATAAAGCAATGGTTTCTAAAATATCAAAAGTAACAAGTCAAATAACTGTGCCAAAACAAGTAAGCACTGTACCCGATCATCAAAAGACGATGGAATTTACTGTAAATGACAAAAAAGAAAGTTTAACTTGGTTGTTGTAAATACTTATATACTAGAATAATATGGCAGATAAATCTTTTCAAGAATTACGCAATCGTTCATTATTTGCACGTTTGAAACGTTTGTTTTCAAATGATGTAATTGTTCGTAATATCGGTGGTAAAAAATTAAAAGTAATTGATACTGACGAAATTCAGTATGCTACAGATCGTAATAGTTTAAGAGATCGTTTTAATAGATTACGCACCACTTCATATAATCAATACACAAGAGATTTCAATTTATCATATCAAAGTAGTCGTGTAGAACTATTTCGTGATTATGATACAATGGATATGGATCCAATTCTAGCATCTGCATTGGATATCTATGCAGATGAATGTACAACTAGAAATGAAATGGGTGAAGTAATTCATATCAAATCATCCAACGATGAAATCAAGCAAATTCTACACAATTTGTTTTATGACATTTTAAACATCGAATTCAATCTTTGGAGTTGGACTCGTTGTATGGTCAAATACGGAGATTTTTATTTACGTTTACATATTAGCCCTGAATATGGTGTTTATTTGGTAGAACCATTGAGCACTTATTATGTAACCCGTGTAGAAAACGCACATTTATCAAATAAGAATTTTGTTAAGTTCCAAGTCAACCTTCCATATGGTAATAAACTAGAAGATCTGGAAAATTATCAAATTGCACATTTTCGTTTGTTGAGTGATAGTAACTTTTTGCCATACGGAAAAAGTTCTTTAGAAGGTGCTCGTCGCGTATGGAAACAATTGAGTTTGATGGAAGACGCAATGTTAATTCATCGTATTATGCGTGCTCCTGAAAAACGTATTTTCAAGGTTGACATCGGTAATATTCCTCCAAATGAAGTTGATAACCATATGCAACGCATTATGGATCAAATGAAAAAAGTACCATATTTGGATCAACAAACAGGCGACTACAATTTAAGATTCAATTTGCAGAACATGGTAGAAGACTTTTTCTTGCCAGTTCGTGGTAGTGATAGTGGTACTAGTATTGAACCATTGAGTGGTATGGAATTTAATGGTATTGATGATATTGAATATCTTCGTAACAAAATGTTGGCTGCATTAAAGATACCAAAGGCATTTTTGGGTTATGAAGAAGATTTGAGTGGTAAGGCAACACTTGCAAGTGAAGATGTAAGATTTGCAAAGACAGTAAACAGAGTACAAAGAATTTTGATCAGTGAATTAAACAAAATTGCAATGGTACATTTGTATGCTCAAGGGTATAAAGATGCATCATTGGTTGATTTTACATTAGAATTAACTAATCCGTCAGTAATTTTTGAAAAAGAAAAGATTGCTATTTGGCAAGACAAAGTAAATCTTTCCAAAGACATGATGGAAACTAAGTTATTTAGTAAGAAATGGATATATGAAAATGTATTTAAGATTTCTGAAGAAGATGTAGATATTCAAAAGAATGATTTGGTTGAAGATGCTAAACAATCTTACAGATTCAAACAAATTGAAGATGAAGGTATTGATCCTGCTAAACCATTCAATAAAATTAAACCAGAAGAAGGTGGTGAAGGCGGCACTGGTGGAGGTGAAACTGGTGCAGAAGCTGGTGGAGGTGAAGCTGGTGGAACTGAAACAGGTGGTGCAGAGGCCGGAACGGAAACAGGAGGTGAAACAACAGGAGGTGAAACTGGTGGTGGTGAAGCTCCTGCATTAACAGAAAAATCTCTTAGATCATATAAAAGACCATCACAAAAAGGATCTCACAAAAAGAGAAAAGATATTGCGTTTGGATATGATCCATTAGGAAGCAAAGAAAATGTATCGCAATCTCAAACTGATCCATTAAGACAAGGTTCCAAAACCAAATCTCCATTGAGTTTAGAGGGTTTAAATGACTTTTTAAAAACTACTTCTCAAATCAAAACAGAACTTTTAAATGAAACAAAAAGTCTATCGATGTTAGACGAAAAAAATATTATTGAATAATCCATGTAAATAGTATATTAAAAATGATTTTTACTATAAATTTACTATATTTATAAAATAACGAAGATTAAATTATATGCACAAAGCTAAGCATTCAAAGTTTAGAAACACAGGAATATTGTTTGAATTGCTCACTCGACAAGTGACATCAGATATTTTGTCTGGAAAAGACGAATCTTTTGCCAAGAATATTCTATTTAAATACTTTTCTGAAAGTAAAGAATTAGGCAAAGAGTTACAATTGTATAACTTTTTAGTTAATGAAGTTGCAAAAGACGAAACACAAGCTGAAAAGTATATTGAAATTGTTTTAAAACAAAGAGACAAACTAAATCAAAAGTCATTAACATCTGAAAAATATAATTTAATCAAAGAAATCAAAGATGTTTATCCAATTAATGATTTATTTAAGTCTAGTATTAAGAATTATAAAGTCTTAGCTTCAATATATAAAATTTTTGAAAATCACGGTGATAAAAATTCTAAGTTTGATGTAAAAGAAATTGTTACATCCAGAACTTGTATTGTTGAAAATTTATGTGGCATTAAAAAAGTTAATAAAGAAACCGAAGATGAAATGATTAATGTTTATAAACAACAAAACGAAGAAGTTCGTCTTTTGAGTTATAAAATATTGGTCGAATCTCTAAATGAAAAGTATAAAGATTTGGATTCAAACCAAAAGAATTTATTAAAAGAATATATTAATAGTATAAGCAATACAAATTCATTGAAAACATTAATTGACAGTGAAGTAACTAATGTTAAGAAACAATTGGCTGAATTAACCAATAAAATTTCTGATGATGTCATTAAGATCAAAATTAATGAAACTGTAAAACAACTTGATAATGTTAAAAAATTTAATCTCGTTAAAGACAATCAAGTAATGGTTCTATTGTTATCATATGAATTGATAAAGGAAATCAAAAATCAAATTTAATATGAACGAAGCCAAAGAAATTATTAAGTCAGATGAATCTTTGAAACAAAAAATCAAAGAATTAATTAAACAAGTAATGGACGAAATTACTACTTCTGCTGCTGCAGGTAGTGGAGAAGGTTCTGCCGGTGTACCAAGAGTTCCTACTTGGGTTTCTAAAAATAAAAAGGGTAGACCAGATGTAGCTACTGCTCTTGGATATACTCTTGCAAAACCAGTAAATGAAGCTGCCGAACCAGGAGCTGTTCCACAACAAGATCCAAACGCACAACAAACACAACAAGGACAAGAAGATCCAAATTTATATGATGCTAAATCTGATTTAAGTGATTTTGAAACTAGAGTATCACAATCTACTTTACAAAACAAAGGAACTTTTCAAAACAAAATAATGAGCAAAATTGGAAACAAACAAGTCCAATTAAGAGCATCAAAAGGATATGGTCAACCAGAAAAAGATTATATAGTGAATGTTTCTGGTGTAAGTATTGATTTTTACTATGAAAAATATGTAATAGTAGTCAAAGGTAGAGAACAAGGTAAACAAAAAGAAAGTGAATACTTTGTTAAAGCACCATACCAAATCAAAATTTTAGGTAATGCAGTTGTTACACCTTCCGTAAAGAAGAAACAACAACAAGCTCCTGCAACACCAGTTGCACCTGTTGTACCAACAAACACTGCAACAAAAGGAGTATAATAAATATGAATAAAAAATTATTAGTAGATTGCATAACATTTGATGTAGATAAATCTGTACTTAATGAAGCAATGGCAAAAGGTGGTCCATTGGTTGTACAAGGTGTTCTACAAAGAGCCGAAGCCAAAAACCAAAATGGTAGAGTATACGGCAAAGAAATTTTAGAAAGAGAAGCTCAAAAATATGATGAAAATTTCATCAGAGAAAGAAGAGCACTAGGCGAATTAGATCACCCAGACAGTAGCGTTGTGAACTTAAAGAATGTAAGTCACAATGTAAAAAGAATGTATTGGAATGGTAATGATTTAATGGGCGAAG